CTAATTAAATTACATGTATCAAAACCAGAAGGCGCATAGTTATTTTGATCACTATACAGAATAGGCGGGGTTATAATTGGACCCGTAACTTGAGTTATTCCAACAGCATTTTCATAATTAAATACGCCTATTTCTGTGGCGTTCAAAGCCTCAGAAACCGATAAATCATTAGATCCGTCGTTTAAAACTATATCACCGGCTGTAATTAAAGAATTAAGCGCACTTGATGTTGAAATATCAAACTGTGAATAAAAATCGCTTATTTGTACATTAACGCCGTTCTCATGTACAAGAGAAAGGTATCTTTGCGTAGAGCCTGAATTGTTTTTTGCAATTAACGTCATCTCTATTTCCTTCTCTGGGTATAAATACAAACAACGGGATCATTTACGGGTGATCCTGTGCCAGAAACAAAACACTGTATAATATCGCCCGCTGTAATATCCACATTTACTGAGTCATCAGAAAAAACACCGGACGATAAAGAAAAGTTATAAGCTGTCAAAGTATTAAGCTCGACATCAAAAGACTTTGATAAATTACTTTCACCGCTGGCAGTTACGGCAACTATTGTTAAATCATAGGGCGCAACCCATCCGACAGAAGTACTAGCTACATTTCCTATTTTTAAATAGGTGCTGTCGTTATTTCCATTGTCTGTAAAGTGATAAGGGAGTTGTGTAATAGATAACCATTTTGACCGCGTTGAATCATAAGAATATAAAGTACCATCTAAGTCTGCGTGCTGTGCGCCCCCGCTTAAATTTGTCGTCGGAAACGTGGAATCAGGTACTAATCTGAAAGAGGGTATAGTCTCGCCTGTTTGGTCTATCTCAACCGTTCCATTAGCCGCATCAACGGCAATAGTATTACCATCAACATAGGCTTGTTGTAGGCTTTTACTTCCTGCGCTAATTGTTTGATATGTGCCATCAGCTCTAAGAGAATCATTTACAGAGCCTCCAGTTGTTAAAGCTACACCATTAAAAGATGTTCCTGTCCAACTACTAACGCTTGTGACTGGGCCAGTCATTGCGCCGCCTGATAAATTCAGCTTTAGATTTAAAGCGGTTTGCTGGGCTGTGCTTACTGGTTTATTAGCATCGCTTGTATTGTCTACGTTGCCCAAGCCAATATCACTGGGAGCGGGAAAGCTCATCACAACATCAACAGCCGTACCACCAACACCGTCACCCGTAACGCTATCAACAGCACCACCTAAAACAGTGTTACCCTCTAAAACCGTGCCAGCGCTAGTGCCAAAGTTTTTATTAAAAGCTGTATTTTCAGAGAAATCATTTTTTTTAGCGTCTAGTGCTAACTGTAAATCAGATTGATTAGATAAAGTTCCTGAAATCTCACCCCATGCCAACGCGCTATAAGTTCCATTTCCACGTAACACATTAGTAACAATTCCGCCATTCGTTAAAGCTACGCCGTTTAATGTTGTTGCATTAACTTGACCGGATATAGTTAATATTTGATTGCTATAATCCCAAACAAAATTAGAGTCAGCCGTAAATACGCCGTTTTTATTATATTGGACCTGCATATCAGACCCGCCAACAATTCCAACACTAACAAGCGGTATTATGTTATTGGCTATCGTTTGAAATGTTGCGCCGTATGTCTGACCATCTCCTAACCTTCCAGTTACAAAAATATCATTATCAGGCTCCAAAGTAGTAACCCGACTTAATTTTGTTATTTTTATGCCGCCGTTGCTCATGGTATTAAAGGCACTCCCGTTTCGCTGTCTAAAGTTTCCCTGTCTGGATAAAAGCGCCTGCCAATAGGTGTTTGACCGCTAGCCGGACCAGTATTACCAGATCCGAGCGGTAACGTACCGGGATAGATAGTAGATGATTGAACACCAAACTGACTTCGCATAGCCTGCATTGTTTGCATAGCTTTTGCCGATGTCTCAGCCGTAGCTATTTTTTGAAGATAAGGCGCAACGGTTACGGCTAAATTGTAATCAATTGCAAATTGAATTTGTGGTGGCTCGTCCATCTCATCGCCAATGACATCAGGGATCGTGATACCTGTTCCAATGTTCTGAGAGTTCCACAATTGAAGCATTGAAACCAAAGTATCAAACGTTAAGTTAAATACCTCAGCTCTCGCCTTCTTAATCGGAGAATGTGAACCAAGTATTGTTAGAGCGTTCGTAACTCTTACTAGAGCTGTACTCATATAAACCTCTTAAATTAAGGGGGCTTTTACACCCCCTATAAGGTTTTACTGGTTAGCTTGACCGATACCAAAGCGTAATGGATCAATGCCTGTAACACCCCAGAATGCCGTCATGCGGTACTGGTTAGACAAGTCACCAATCACACCTTCGTTAGCTAGGATAAACTGAATACCTGAATCACTATTCACATTCATCATGCCAACACCGGAAAGGTCCGAAACGCTCAAGTTTCCGCCGTTAAGCTGGACACTATCGTTTTTCCAAAAAACATTCACCGGAGCATCAGCAGTATTAACAAACGTTAAGGCTGTTGCATCGGGAATAGGTCCGGTTACGTTTCCATACTCTTTTTCAATATCACTAGCGCCTGTTACATCAATTGCCGCCGGGAATACCTTCAAAGTTGTACCGTCAATAACTTCATTGATAGTAAATGTTTGAAGCTCGCCTGTATCTTGCTTTGTTACAAGATGAATTTCATTGACATCAGCCGTGAATCTATCACCCGCTTTCATGCTTGCTGTTGTGGTTACTGTCAAATTCATTGACCTATTATCAACGTTAGAAACATTTCCTGTGGTTGGATTGGTAGTGTTAGCCGCCGGGACTAAGCTCTGATCTCCGCCCGCTGTACTAGCCGCGCCCGCTGCTGCTGTTAGAATCGGATTAGACCCAACCCTAAAAACATCAAAGTTAGCCGCATCACTTACTTTAGATCGTTCGTAAGCTGTCAAAACCTTATTACCCATTGTTTGACGGTCTGCAATGTTCCCGGAAACCGTGCCGTGATCTTTAAGATTTAAGAAAAGACTTTGCATGTCACGATCAGGTATACCTCTTCTTAAAAAAGTATTTTCATAAGCGGCAACATCGTTATAAGTAGCTAGAGCGCCTGATTGACCAACATAAGCGCCGCCTTCAAACATAGCTAAATTAACTAATTGCTGATTAATCTTAGAGCTAATTGCCGCGCCCGCGCTGCGTATTTTTTGAGTTAATGCCGCTGGATCGTTTAAATCTTGAGCGTCAACAGTAAAAGGAACGTTTTCGATAGTATCAATGTCAACCGGAATAGCTAGTTGAGTTATTGCCTTGCCCATCGAACCCGTAATATCCAAGCCCGTTACAGTTGTACTAATCTGAGGAACATTCTGCCAAGTTCTATAAGCAGTACGTTGCTGCTGTTGAGCGCTAGAAGATTTAACTTTTACGTTTTTCGAGAGAATATTATCATCCTCGAACTCTTCTACCATGTTGTTAAATTCAACTACTACGTCTTTTGGAAAGTTTGTTTGTGCCATTGGAATCACCTATTGATTAAAGTGCTCCAGCCTCCCTAAGTGCTTTCTTAGCCTCTTTAAGCTCCTCTAGGCTCCCGCCATTTTGAGCTTTTTCTAATGCGGCGTCATACCGCTTTTGCAAGGCCGCTGTCGTTGCGCTTGGCGGTTTCCCACCTTGCACACCTTCTTCGGGATCTGGTCGCGTTTCTTTTTTAAAACTACCCGCTTGCGCAGATAATCGGCCAATTTCCACAGTTGCTTGCATTGGAGTCATACTTGCCAAAGCCCTAGCTCTAGCCGAATCATCCCCGAGCATGTATAGGATTTCATCAGAATTAGCGGTGTTTTCAATAATACCCTGCGCTAGTTCACTACCTATAATATCGACAGCCTTTTTCTCAGCCTCGTTATAATCAGCCCTTCCAGCTTTTTGCGCCCTATCATAATGATTATTAATAGCCGCATCTGACTGGTTGTTTTGATTGCTCGCCGCTTGATTAGATACAAATTCATTAAGCTGTTTATTTACTAAAGCCGTGTTCTGGCCTTGGTAATACTGATTTAGCGCTACTTGAAACTGTTCAGCATCATTATCAAATTGAGCCATTGTTGGCATAGTTTGATTCTGAGCCTGCTTAAGCTTCTCGTTTTCAGCTTGTAGATTGGCAAGTTGGACGGTCATTTGGGCATTCTCATCACCCAATACATTTGACTCAGCCTTAAACTTATCTCTCTGCTCACCTATACGCTGTTCAGCAAAATGCTTATTTCTACTAATCTTACGTTCGACAACTAATGGTTTTTCTTCTGAAGTGGACGACTCTCCGCTAGATTGTAGACTTTCGTCTTCTGTCCCGGCTGTAGCTTTATCTTCAATAGATTGCGCTTCTGACATTTTCAAACTCTCCTATGAATAGGGTTTTGTCTCACTACGAGACTTATTGCTCTCTAAAAGAGACGTATTGCTCTATTAGGTAATGTGAATATATAACTAATTCTTATCTAAAGCAACAACCTAAAAACCAGCGATTGTGCTTTGAATTACCTTTTGACGGTTATCTATTTGCTTACCAACTGAATCAATGTTTTTGTTGTTGATTGTGGCGTTAGCCTCTTGAGCGTCAATTTGTGTATCCATTCTGTCTGTCTGCGCCCTAAAGGTATCAATCTGGTTTTTCTGTTGATTGTTAAGCGCTGTTAATTGGTCCGCTTGCATCTTACGTTGAACTTCAGCATTAGCCGCATCCGCTTTACCTTGCTCAGCAGCCGCTAGCAACATCTCAGCACTTGGTTGGTCTGGCTGGTTCTGACTCTCAATAAATGCTTTGTCCTCATCTGTCTCAGGCTCAACAAGGCCTTGAAGCATCATTTGCTGTTTGTTAAAGCGTTTAATAGCATCCAATCCAGACCCCTCCATATTCTCGACTATTGTTGAATAAATCAAAGGGATATACGGCGAATTAGCCTCGGTGTTTTGCAATAACTGATTCAGAGTATCAACGGTCTCTCTGCGCTGATTAGCATAACTAGCGCCTGTATCAACAACAACGTCGAGCGCCATGTTGCGAACATCATTTATGCGAACCATCTTATTAACTTTTGGATGAATCACATATTCCATCAATAACGCGTCTTTCTCGCTACCGTCATCGTTAACAAGTTTAACAAAGCGTTCGTTGTCATAGACTTCGCTGGCCATGCCTAAATAAATCTTACCGATGGTTTTAACGCACATAGCGATATTATCCATTAGCACGGCTGTTTGCATGTCAACACGCTTAA